ACGTATTTATTTTTTAGATATACGGCATCTAACCCTTCTTCCGCCTTTATTTCTAAATTACTGTCTTTAGCATCTTCTTGATTATAAGGACCGTATTCCCCCTTATCGTTAGTACCAGGACTACTAAGGACACTAATTTGTTCATTATCATTAATGTCGTATCTTGTTATACCATAAAGATCACCACCATTTTCAGGTTTATATAAATTTATTTCATATAAAGTTTGTAATACGTTAAATAATGGAAACTGAATTCTACTAAAGTCAGCATCGGACAAATCATACTCACCGGGATTTGGATTTAAATTATTTGTTAATATTTCATTATTATTTATGTCGTATCTTGTTAAACCAAAAGGTGATGATGTACTATTTCCTTCAGGCTTGTAGTAGTTTTGGGTAAACGCAACAACACCACTATTTTCTCCGTATATTTGTAATAAACTTGGTTCAGTGTCTGTTAAATCATATACGCCATTACTATTTGGTATCTGTGCGGATTGTCTAAACCATTGTAAATCATTATTAACATCATATCTAGTATTTCCAAAAAATATGTTGCTACTTGTTAATGGTTTATATTGGTTTTCATTATAATTTAATCCTTCTAATATGTTACCTTTTACTTCTAGTATTGAATTTACTGTGTCTGCAGCAGTATCATATTCACCTGATCCAGGTGTTGCGCCAATGCTTTGTGCGTACGATACTCTACCATTTTGTACGTCATCATTTATGTTCCATTCTATGGGAGAATAAACAACACTAGGTTTAAATTGGTTAATTCCATATAAATTAATTTGTTCAGGTGTTGCTTTAACGGATAATAAATTACTTAATATCCAAGGTAATGCTGATGCAGTTACGTTATATTCGCCATAACCTGTTGTTAAATTAAATTGTTGTAAATCGTTATTTATATCATAACTTGTATCACCATAAAATATGTTACCGTTTGTTGATGGTTTGTATATATTTGTATTGTAAGCAACTCCTTCTTCAATATTACCTTTTACTTCTAATAAATTATTTAAAGTATCATTAATATCATATATACCTGATCCAACATTTGCGTTAAATCCTAAAGCGTAAGATATTCTTAGTTGTTGTACGTCATTAATTATATCATATCTACTACTTCCATAGACATTATTTCCTTGTTGTGGTGGTGCGTATTGATTTTTTACCCAATGGAATAGTTCTTGAATATTACCTTTAACCTCTAAAAAGTCATTTACGGTATCATTAATATCATATATACCTGAACCAGGTGTTGCACCAAAACTTTGTTGGTATGAGGGTCTAAATGATTGTAAATCATCATTTATACTGTACTTACTACTACCATATATGTTTGCCCCAAATTGTGGTGGAGCATATTGGTTCTTATTATAGTGAAAACCTTCTTGAAAATTTCCTTTGGTTTCTAATACATCTCCAATAGTATCGTCTATTGTATATTCACCTGTACCAATGCTTCCCCCAATTGAGATTCTAAACTCTTGTAAGTCGTCATTAATCGTCCATCTAGTAATACCATATATTTCATTACCTTGTAAAACAGGGAAATATTGATTTTTAAAATATAAAAAAGATTCTTGTGTGTTACCAACAACTTCTAACTCATCACCAAATGTGTCTGTAATATCATAAATGTCACCTTTAAAAGGATTATAAACATTTTTATCATCATTAATATCGTATCTTGACGTACCGTACCCTCCGCTTTCACCAGTAATGTTGCTTGTTGGTACATATATGTTTCTTATAAAATGAAGCGTTTCTTGGTAATCTCCTATATTTTCTAAATCACTTCCTATTGAATCTGTGAAATCATACACGTCATTTTTAGAACCTTTTTGTAAATCATCATTAATATCATACCTTGAACTACCATAAGTTCCATTAGGTATGTATATATTTTTTACATAAAGAAGGTTTTCTTGAGTATCACCAATAGTTTCTAATCTACTACCAAAAGTATCTGATAAATCATAACTACCAATACCTGTTTCAGTATTAAGATTTACATTAATCTGAACAGTATCTCCATAAAAAAGAGTATTCTCAGGCGTATATTTGTTTTGTGTGAATAAAAATCTTTCTTGTAAATCACCAACAGATTCAATTGGTGGTGAATCAATTACAGAATAATCAACCAAAATAATTTCACTTCCAGGTCTTTCATTTGAATTTGAATGTGTACCTGTTGAATTATAAGGTTCAAGATTTTTTAATAAAAGCCTCTTTCTAAAATTTTCACTAGCGTTAAATGATAACGGACTCTCCATTTATTTTCTTTTTTTAATAAATAGGTTGATTACTTATTTTTTAAATACAAAGTATTTTTTTATCTATGAAAAATTACCTTGTCCTTTTTTATACGCTTCACTTAATCTATAATTAACAACTTTCATAATTTCATCTTTTAGTGCTCCTTGAAATTCTCTATCGCTACTTAATGCGTTACTTAACAAACCGTTAGGTACGTTAACGTTAATATTAACATTACCATCAACACCTACATTACCATCAATTCTTTGTGATGAGCTTATGTTTTGATTAATCACTGTTTCACCAACTTCTTGTAAACGTCCAATACTATTTGCCACTAAATCAGTTATATTAGTTGATTGAAAATTTTCAGGTACCTTTGTAGGTACGTTTTTCACAAAATTCATTAAATTTTCAGACATACTATTACCAACATAACCTTCTAATTTAGAAATACTTCCAAACGCAGTATTAGCATCATTCATAAGTTCTGTAACATTAGGCATTGCTAATATTTCATCGTTAAAATTCAACTTATAAAATTCACCAACACCTGTAGAAACAACTTTGTCTTTACCAGTTTTTCCTACAAATAAATCACCAGCACTATTAACATTTATATCGGTATTAACAGGTGTTGTTCTTGCACCCCCTCCTCCTGCAGTACCACTTGTACCAAACCCTCCCGATGGATACGCAGCACTAAGGGCATTTTTAAAATTAGTTAAAGCGGTTGCAATATCTTCCTTAGCCCTTGTATTGTCGTCAACATAATTAAATAAATCAGTATTTAATTGTTTAATAATATTATCTAAAGTATCTAAACTTTTAGTTGTTTTTTCGGCGGCAGTCATTAATTCACCCATTTGTGAACCGGTTTTTGACATTTTTTCTAACTCTTCGGGGTATACATCCAATCCTGCAGTTCCTTTTGCAAAAATTAAACTATTTTTTATTTGTTCTAATGAAATATTGGCTTTATCCTGTGCTGAAAGTTGATTCTGAGCGATATCCATCATTTCAATTTGTAATTGTGCGGCAGATTTACCTTCTAACTCCGCATTTTCTCTAAGTTTTGCCAAGTCTTCAGCGTTAAGAGTTGATGCGTCCTTCAAATCTTTTACACCAGGAATTTGAATCATGACTTTATCCCCTTTGATTTCTGACAAACTTGCTACTAAATTTTTATCTTCTTCACTAAAAGAAGAAGGTAAATCTATCATTGACAATACCTGTGTTTGTTTTGCGGCTTTAATCGCACTTTCAGATATCTCTTCATAAGACATACCAAGTTTTCCAGCCATTTCTTTAAGTCTGTACATTTCAGAAACAGGAATTTTAAACTCACCTGTTGTAGAATTAAAATCAACAGCAGATTCTGTTGCCTTTATCATTTCTTCTTGTAAAGCACCAACATCATTTTGAGCCATATATAACAACTGAAATGGATCACCCAAAGCACCAACAGCACCACCTAACATTTGCATACTTGCTGCCGTTTCAATAGCCGTATCAGGATCTAAAACATCTTGTGAAAATTTCATAGCATTTTCCATACTTATACCCAATTGTTGTGCCCTTGCAGCCATTTTTGTTAACCCATCTATACCGTCTTTAAAACCGTAGGTACTAGCTTTACTTATGTTTTTTGTAACGTCTGATGTTAGTTTTGAAGCATCTACACCATATCTTCTTCCAACCATATAAATCTTATTCAATTTTTCCATAGATTTAGATTGTCCGATTCCGATTTTTTCCATAGCACCAACAAATTGACCAACCTCCTTTGTTGACATACCAGTCGCTTTAGCAAATACAATAGCATTTTCGATAACATCGTCTTGAATTGCAGGTATTCTTCCTAATTGTTCTCCATACTCTGTAATATAGTCACTAACATCTTTTACTGATGCACCATATTTTAAATTATCTTGATATAAGTTAAACATGGTATCAGCAATTAATCTTTGATTTGCAACTATACCATTACTTATTGATTTGGATGTTTTTACTGCTTCATTTTCTAATGCAACAAAGAATCCTTGTATTCTTTTAATATCAAACGCATCTGCAAATGCCTTTTTAAAATCTTCAGTAGCATAACCAATGGGGTTTTTGGTATTGGCACCAGGAAATATACCCTCATCTGATTTAGTTTCGTCAACGTTACCAACAAAAAATAGCATAGTTTTTTAATAATAAATATTGTGGTTTATTTTTTGTTACTTTCTTCTACAAATTTATCAACAAAAAAACGTCTTTCAAAAATTGGCATAATTAGTAAATCACGGTAAGTAAATCCCGAATATTTAACTAAATAATAAAATTCATTTAATTGATTTTTTTTATATTCAGAAGAAAGGACGAAAAAACTCCGCCCCAAAAGCAACACTAACAGTGACTCTTTCTCCTGACGGGGCTGTAATTACTCTATCTAAATCAAGTTTAGGCTCACACTCTGATATGAAATTTCTAATATATTTAGAATCAGCAATTGGCATTTGTTGTACAAATTTTATAATAGATTGTCTGTCTGTGTTACCCTCTAACTCTACTATTGTTTTTTCTAATCTTTTAGTGACTACAGGTACAGTTATATTTGGTGGATATGAGTCTCTGATTTTATCTAACTCTCTTTGATCACCTAAGTTTAATAGTTTACACTTTACCGTTTTTTCACTTTTAGGTAATTTCATTACAAATAAACCATTTTCATCAGGTTCATGTATTGGTTTAATGTAGTTCAACTCATCAATGTTTAACGTAACCTCAAATATTTTACCCGTTGCCGGATCATTAACTTTAAAAGCATACTCCGATCCAAAAGATGTATTTCTTAAAAAGATTAATATTGCTTGAACATCCACATCAATTAATTGGTTAATATCAAAACCTGGTTCATATATCTTATTTCTTAATAATTGATAAATTATACCGTCTTTTGCCATATTTGGGGACATTAAAATGTTTTCATCTTCTGCCGTCAAATACCCTACTTTAAATGATTCTTTTTTTTGTTTATAAAATCTACCTTTACTAGGTAGTGGTACCACATCATGTGGTAGTGTAAAAAATTCTTGACCGTAACTTGAAGTTTCCATAAAATGTTTTTTTAAAAAAATATAATTACAACTCTATATATGTAAACAAAAAACCCACCTATATTTAATAAGTGGGTTGTAATAGTAATAAAAAATATTTTTTAGTATACAAGAATACATCTATCCATTTGGATATTAACTTTAACGGTACTTAACTTATCGTCATCGTAAGATAATGATCCTCCATCAAAATTAGTTAAGAAACACCCAATTAATTTCCATTTTTCAACAGCAACTCCCGTTGGGTCTAACATTTCTAAGTCAACATCTTTTTTATAACCCGCGGCATAACCCATACGTCCTGTTATTGATTCCGCAGTTAAACGAACCCACTCCATAAGTGCCTGTGCCGCAGATGGTCCAATAGGGTCTCTAAATGTTACATCCATAGCCTCCCATGTAAATCTACCCGCAACGAATGTTGACGTATTTAAAAATGGTATTTCAACTGAATTAATTTTCATTTTAGGTCTTGCAGTAGATTCTACGTACCAAGAGTTAATCCCCAAGTCATTTGGGAATGTAAGTATGTACCTGTTATTTCTTTTAGGTTCATACGTGAAGGGCATTTTCATTAATAAATCAGCCATTTTTTTTTGTTTTAACTTCTTTTATTGTTTTATATAAATATATCGTTTTTAATTTTTTTCTATTTACTTTAATTTTTTTTAAAATTATCCTTAACTAGAAAATACATTATTAATTATATTTTATTTTCTTATCTCCTTTAGTTAAATATACTGATATAGGTAAATCAGGATATTCATTAGAAACTAAATCTGAAATTGCCTTTACGTTTCCTGGGTCGTCATCAGAAAACCCAATTATTGGTATTATTTCATTGTTAGCAACGTCATCTTTAAATATTGCACCGGATTTACCGATAACTGACGCCATTTCTTTACAATAAGAAATAAAATTCCTCATTGCCACTTTTTTCTCTTCTTCAGGATTTGCTGCGCTACCCTTACCATATGTAACAGGTTCAAAAATACACATATCTAAATACTCGTTTAATTCCGTATTACTTAATTTGTATTTTTTATTGTCTCTTGATGGTTCATTTCCAATGTCTCTATAAAGTTTTAAACTTCTGGCTAAACTTGAACTATCAATTCCCATATGATTTTTTTTGATTAAGTTAGCAACTGCAGTTTTTAAAGTCTCAGGACTATGTCCTCTTGCTGTTATAATTGAGAATATTGAACCTCCATTTATACACTCCACAAAATCATTCCATGCAGGACCAACAGGTGATGTCATTGCATCCACTATAAATCTTGAGTTACTTTTTGGATTATCTGTAAAGTAAATATATGGAACAGGTGTGTAACCGACTATCTTAGTCCCTTTATAATTAAAAGGTTCAACCCCAACTTGGTGTCTATGTTCTCTAAAATCTTCCGTAGACATACCTACTTCCTCATCGTTCTCACTTAAAACCATGATTTTAGTTGGCATCATCATAATATTATCGTCCCAATCAAAGGCATAATATTTTAAATCAGGAGTACCTTCTTCAGAAATACCTTCTAATAGTTTTTTTCTAAGATAAGATTTAACATGTAAATTAATATTCATTACTTTTTAAGTTTTTCTAATAATTTTTCTAATTGCTCTTCAGTAATTATAATGTTTTGTTTTTTCTTAGAAAAAGTTTTTGGACTCAATTGTGAGATACCTAAAGATTCTTTAATAATTTTTTTTTCTATTTTCATTTTTTTTACTTATAAATATATAGTGGGAGATATTTCTACCCCCCACTTTTATTTTTAAAATAAATTATACATCCTCAAAAGACGCTCCTGTTGGAGTTATAACAAACTCAATATCAATATATTCTAACGCTCTTGTTGGTTTCAAATAAATTTTACCTGTCAATGTGTTAGAATCTAAATCTTCAGGAGTGTTAGAAACTGTAACTCTAAAGTCAATTAAACCTCTATCTCTTCTTATTTCATCCAATATTGGGTTAACAGAGTCTAAGAAGTCTTGTCTAACTTTTTGATCGTTTTGTTCAAACAACAATCTAACCGCCACGGCTGAAATCAATTTACGTGCTCTTAAAAGTAATCTTCTAACATTAATTCTATCTAAAGCAGATTCTTTAACTTGTAAAGTTTTGTTACCCCAAATCACAGTACCGACATCAGTAAATGTGGCAATTGGGTTAATTCTTCCTTTATAAAGAGTGTCTCTATCATCTTGAGTCAAAGTTTTTCTAGCCTTAATTGAATTTACCAAACCTCTTGTGTAACCTGCAGATGCAAACCAAGGTTTAAATATTTTATCAGTTAACGCTAAATTTCTACAAACTTCGGCAGTTGCTGGTAAAAATAACTGTGTATTATTTTCGCTATCTCTTGTTAATACCCAAGGATAATAAGTTGCGGTATAGTTTGAATCTATATTTGCGGTATCCAAGTTATCTACTGCCTCATCAGGAAACACTAAATACTCTTCTAAAGTTTCAAAACTTGATGTAGTAAATAAATTATAGTCAGGAGTTGTTGTAATATATATTGAATCCGCTCTATCATCTTCAATCATATCTACCGCTTCTGAAACTAAGTTACTATTATTTACATAATCAACACCAGGAGTTACAAAAATATTAATGTCAACCGCCTCAGGATTAGCAAATGTTTTTTGTCCCCATAAGTACGCGAAGTAGTCAGTATTACCCCAAACTTCTTGGTTTGGACCTGTAATTAACTTAAATAATCCTGTACCTGTGGCCGTTGGGTACGAAGCACTTTGTCTGGCACCTTTTAACCATCCATTGGCTCCTAAAGTAAATCTGTCAGTATTTCTTCTTGATTCTGTATAAATGTCCCAACCATCAAACCCACCGTAAGCATAGAAAGTAAACTTACGAGTAACTAATTTGTAGTATGGGTTATCTTGATCTGTTGGATCACTTGTGAAACTAGCTTCTCCTACTTGGAATGCCGAATCACCTGAATTACTGAATGTCCCTCCTATTGTCACAACAGTAGCTCCACTATCCATGTGGAAACCTTGTGTTTTCCAAGACCACTCAGAACCAGGGTTATCGATTGTTCCAACAGGAGCTTGTTTTCCTTTATACAAGAAGAAGTCAGTATCGAATCCTGTTTGATCAGCAATACCTAAATAATTTTTATTAAGTTTTTCACCACTTGCAGGTGCATTAATTGTGTTGTCACCGCCACCGGCAGCACCAAATGGTGGATTATATATTACCTCATTTGGTCCGTAGTATTGTGTTTTGTACTCAATAAATGGTGGTTTACTATTTGCATAAACTCTTTGAGTGTATCCCTCAAATCCACAAGGTAATGCATCTGTTGGTGCCTCGTCACTCATTACTAACATGATATATTTAGACTTAAGTGCGTATTCACCATTAGACGTACCAATTTTATTTGCAATGTAATTATTTTGTGTTGGGTCCAATGAACAACCATTGAAAGATTCTAAAATTGTTACGTTAGCGTCTGTGTCGTAAAAACTTCTTACAACTAAATCAAATGTACCATTGTTAAACGATACGTTTCTAATTGAAAATTTAACTTGGTAGTTAGCCTTAGTACCATCAGAAATTAATTTAATTTTGAAAAGTTTATAAACTTTATTACCTCTTAATTCAGAAACCACATATGGTGTTTCAGGTGTTTGATATCTATCTAAATAATAACCTAAAGTGTTTGTGTTAGGACTTGTTCTTAATCCTGGTAAAGCCAATAAAGTTGAGTTTAATCCTCTAATTTTATTTTTATAATAAGATGTTTGTAAAAATGCTGGATAAGTTTCCTCAACAAATAGTGGGAACGTGTCTCTATCTTTACCATCAGCAAAGTTAGAGATACCAAAAACTTTACTTATAAATTTAGTGGATAAATAATCCATATTGGCATCAAAAGTAAATGTTGTATTATCTGTAGTGATACCTGAAATTTTAAATGTTGCGTATGGATCTGATGTCATACCTGATGATGATGCTGGAACTAAAGTTACTGCGGTTGTTGCTGAAACTTTGTAAACAGGTCCATTATCACTAACATATGTTGCAATACCTCTAGATCTTAAAGTTGCTACTACAATATCATCATAATCAGCATAAGAGTCTGCGTCATAATTTGTAAGATAAACTGCAAACGATCCTGAATAAACACCACCACCTAAACTGTTTATTGTTGCTAATTTAGTACCAAAACCATAACCATAATAATGTCCTACATTATTCACATCTTGGTAATATGAGAACTGATTACTGTAGAACCAAGGATCGTTAACTGAAGGACTAAAATCAGTACTATTGTTGGCTATTAATGTATTAACACCATAAACTTCAGTAACCGCAGTAACAGAAGTTGCCGTTACTGATGTATAAGTACTAGCACTCACACTACCAAAGAATAAAGCGGTTGTTGCGGAAGAAGGGGTATTGTACCTTCCTATTTCAGTAACCATTAAAGTTTCTATTTGACTTTGTATTGAACTAGATCCTCCATCATATGTTACAAAAGTATCATAATATGCTCCTGAAATTGGTGATGGTAATGTTACCGAAGTGATTCCTGCGGAAGTTCCTGTAAAATAAATGTAACTTGGTCCACTTGTACCTGTTATAGATAACGTACTTACGCCAGGATTTGCTATAGTTGTAATAGACCAAGATGGTCCCGCATCATAACCTGATAAACCTAAAATCCTAGTAACATATAATT